CTTATCGACAAATGGAGTTACGGGATACAAATGTACAGACAATACTTATATGAGTTATGTCGGTTGTGCAGCAGACTTTGGAGCAAATAGCGCAGGCTCTGGTTATTTAGTTGAGGGGAGCAACGATGTCTCATTTACGGGTTGTGGAGTGGAGCTAGACGGAACGGTAACACTCACGAACGGATTTAAGATAGACGATGATGCGGGGACTAACCCATCAGCACAGGTGACTCTTTTAAGCTGTTATATGTTCCGGCCTAAGTCTACAAAATCTCTTTATGTCACAGGTTCTTCAGTTGGAGTTACAGCAATAGGGTTTCAAGTAAACAGCGCAGTGTCAGGAGACGTAGGTTTCACAGTGGATGCAGCAGCAGCCTTAACTTCTATTGACAGTGACGTGGCTGGATCAAGTACTCCAACAACAATAAATGCTACAGGAATTTATAAGACACCTGGAACACCTAGAAGGACTACACAAACAAGCAGTGCAACGCCAACAATTAACGTAGGAGCCACAGATGTTCACGATATTACAGCACTTGCCACAAACATCACATCAATGACTACAAACTTGACAGGAACTCCTGAGAATGGACAAAAGTTGTGGATTAGTATATTGGGAACTGGTTCTCGGACAATTGCATGGGGAGCTTCTTTTGAAGATGGTGCAGCAACTCTCCCAACAGCTGTTTCAACAACAAGAATTGATGTCGGCTTCATTTGGAACACAGCTACTAGTAAGTGGCGTTGTATGGCAAGCGGGTAAGTTATAATACGGACATGGAGTACGTGTTTTCCAAATACAGCTTGAACATCAATATTTTTTGCTATAATACTTGGTGATGCCATTTTTGAAAGGTCATAACCCGTGGAATAAAGGTATTTCTCATACCAAAAAAACTAAAGAAAAAATTAGCAAAACCAAAAAAGGTTCTATTCCATGGAACAAAGATAAAAAGGGAGTAATGCCAGTCCCTTGGAATAAAAAATATAAGAAAATAAGTAAAAAATGTGAAGGATGCGGAAAGGTAATACATACTACAACTGGGAGAGTAGTGTGGGGACAAGGACGTTTTTGTTCACGTACTTGTAAAAACATTGGTAAAAATAATCCAATGTGGAATAGAAAAGGAGTTCTTCATCCGAGGTGGAAAGGTGACAGTGTTGGGTATGGAGCTATTCATGACTGGGTGAGAAGTCGACTTGGATACCCAGAAATATGTGAACAGTGTGGTAGTACAAAAAATGTTGAATGGTCTAATATAAGCCGTGATTACAAAAGAGATTTATCCGATTGGCAACAGTTGTGTAAACAGTGTCATCATGCATTTGACAATGTAAGCGAGAAAATATGGGAAAAAAGAAGACAAAATGGAAAATATAACTAAGTACCAATTTGTACGCATACCAAAGACAGCTTCTACCTCTATCTGCCAAGCACTTGGGAAAATGGTCGAACACAAAACAGTGCTTGAGTTAAAACAGGAAATCCCAAACTGGAATGATATTTACTCTTTTTCGATAATACGTGACCCATATGACAGATTTATATCTATGTATTACTTCTTTTCAGTCTTTGGGAGAGCATACAAAGAGAATGAAATACTCCAAAAAAGAGATATTAACGAGTTTTTGGAAGACTACAACTTCCAGACAGCGGAGATACATCCCGACTTTCGCTTCGTAAGACCACAGACCACATTTTTACTAGATGAAGACCAAAAGATAGGAGTAAAAAAGTTACTTCGTTTTGAGTCACTAGCGATTGAATGGCCACAACTTCTTGAAACATTAGGATATGCACCCAAACCATTACCACATCTTAGAAAATGGCATTTAAGACCAGAAAAAGTAGAACTAACACCACTTTCAAAAAGAAGAATATATGAGTACTACGAAAGGGACTTTAGGCTTTTGGGATATAACAAATAAAGATGAGTGCTACACGCGTCCAGACTAAATCGTTTAAAGACACAGGGTACGCAACCTCTTTGCCTTTTACTTTTGCAAGTAATCCTACAAGTGGAAACATGATCTATGTTTCTGTCTATCATGGAGGTGCAGCTACAGCTACCGTTGCAGACTCAGCAGGTAATACATATACAAGACTAGATGACTCAGGAAACTCACCTCCTTATGCAGACGGTTCTCATTTCTATGCCCAAAACATAACAGGAGGAGCACTTACAATCACAGTCACTGCAAGTGACTACTGTTTTATGTGTGGTGTGGCTCGTGAATACTCAGGACTTACTACAACACCACTTGATGTAAAGGCAGAAAATCTTGACGGGGGATATACCACAAGCCATGCCACAGGCACTACTGCTACAACGGCACAAAATAATGAACTTGTTGTTGCGACATATGTAGCTGACTCCGCAACTCTCTCTTATACAATTACAGGTTTTGTAAATAAAACAGAGTCAAATAACGGTGCTTATGGTGAGGTTGTAATCGCAGATAAAGATGTCACATCCACTGGGACCCAGTCTGGAACCTTTACGGGTAGTGGTAATACTAATGGTTGGACCGCTATCGCCACATTCAAAGAAGCAGGTGCAGCCAGTTCAGTTTCTCCGTCTGTATCTCCTTCTGCCTCAGTTTCACCCTCAGTGTCTGTAAGCCCTTCTGTATCAATAAGTCCTTCCAAAAGTCCATCCAAATCTCCCTCGGTATCTCCATCTGTTAGTGTATCTCCTTCCAGGTCACCTTCTAAAAGTCCTTCTGTAAGCCCAAGTGTGTCTGTAAGCCCAAGTGTATCCAAATCACCTTCTGTATCTCCTTCTGTCTCAGTAAGTCCTAGTGTGTCTATAAGCCCTTCCGTTTCTCCAAGTGCTTCTGTCAGTCCTTCAGTAAGTGTTTCACCTTCGGCTTCTGCATCCCCGTCTGTTTCGCCTTCTGCATCTATTTCTCCAAGTGCTAGCCCTTCAGCAGCTGCAGCAAATACAGATTTTTTCTGGTTTATACGTGAAAGTTGACAACTATCAAAAGATAATACTATAATCTTTTTAGAAGTGTCCCTTCTGTTAGCGCGAGTCGTACTCGTTAAAAACGTAAAACAAGCAAGAATATGGACGACCAAACAAAAGATAAGACTGAAAAAGTCGAGTCTAATAAAGAACATTTACAACCTGAACAAGGTGTTGAAGTGGTCGTCAACGAAGAAAAGAAAGATCCGTCAGACGTTCTCACTCCAGATCACCCCCGTTTTAAACAAGTTATCGAAGAAAGAAACCAGTTGAAGGAAGACCTATCTTCTTTAAAGGAAGAAATGAGAGACCTTAGGCTGCAAATAACTGAAAGACAACAAACAACGGGAGACTTAACACTAACCGCAGAAGAAGAGGCTCAAATGGCACAAATAGATAAGCTATTAAAGCAAAGAGGTTATGTAAAAGAAGATGATCTGAAAGCGTCAGAGAGAGTAAGCAAGCGTGCAATACAGCTTGAAAGACTTTCTGAGAAGTATAACGGTGGGAATGGATATCCAAAGTTTGATGCAGGTGAAGTAATCGCACATGCAAGAGAAAATGGATTTTCTGATGAACAGCTCGAAAGAGCGTTTAAGGATCTTCACTATGAGGCATTTGTCCGCATAGATGCAGAAAAGCTGGCAAAGTCTAACGTTCCAGATAGTGAAAAACCTACAGGGGCAGACAGAGCTTTTAATTCTCAATTCACAAGAAGCTCAATTGAAGACATGAGCAGTGAAGATTGGGAGAAGAATAGAGGAAATATTCTTCAAAGATTAAGAGCAGCAGCAACTTCAAAAGGCAACCTAGACCTTTAACTTCTTGTTCAGTCTGTAAAGGACTGAAGAAACAAGGAGGTGAAAATATAAATGGCACTAGGATCAAGTCAAATGACCATCACAACGAGTGATGTTTTCATTCCCGAAGTATGGTCAAAAGAAACACAAAGAGCTACACAGTCTACTTTAGTGCTTGCAAATCTTGTTAAAAGATTTGACAGTGAAGTAGCAGATGCAGGAGATACACTTCATGTACCAAAAGTAAGCAACATTTCAGCAAATGCTAAATCTGCTAATACTCAGGTTACATTGAATGCTCCTACAGAAGGTGAATTCACAATGAGTTTAAATCGTCATTTTGAATCATCGTACTTAGTAGAAGACAGACTTAAATTCCAAGCAAAATACAGCATTATGGAGGAATATTCTCCTAAAGCTGGATATGCTATCTCTCAAAAGATTGATAGCGACCTTGCTGGTCTTTATGCAGGTCTATCTCAAACTGTAGGTAACTCCACAACTAAAATCACTGACGCTAATATCTTGAGAGCTATTCAGTATCTTGATGATGCTGATGCTCCTCAAAGTGAGCGATATTTTGCTATTAAACCAGCAGGACTCAATCATTTGAGGTTGCTTGATAAGTTTAGTCGTTATGATGCACTCGGAGTTAGCCCAACTCCTATTACAAATGGGGGACTGGCCGACAAGAGTGGAGTTGTGAGACTTATCGGAACCAACGGATTTGTTGGAACCGTTTATAACCTCGCAGTCTATATGAGTACAAACTTAACCGAAGAGTCAGGAACTTCTGATACGGTTCACAATTTAGTGTTCCATAAAGAAGCTTTTGCTCTAGGAGTCCAGAGACAGCCACGTACGCAGTTCCAGTACAAACAAGAGTACCTTGGTACTTTAGTTACAACTGATGCCCTATGGGGATTTGCTGAATACAGGGACGCCTTTGGCGTTGACTTTCGTTCGGACGACGAATGATTGACTCCTTATTTAGTAAGGTGCGGAATAGCTAGCAGCGATAGTATCAACGCTAGCTATTTTCGTTTCTTTGTAGAAAGTTATATTATGTGTAATATGTCTAAGTGCTATGATTGTGGCAAAGAGGTATCCAAAGGTATCTTCCGATGTACACAGTGCTTAAAACGCATTACAGGGCCTCACAAGGCCGTTAGAAGGAGAGGTTTGACAGAGTGGGAAACGTTAAAGCTCTCATTTTATAAATCAGACAAAAAGTGGGAAGATAATATAAGAAGTAGAACTATGGTTAATGGAAAACCATTTTACAAAACAAGCAAGGGAGAGCTTAGACCGTTACCAAGTTCTTCAAAAAGACCAGATGGAGAATACAGATGATAGCAATATGTACACCAAGCAGGGGACTGATTTTTAGTAGAACAACCCAATGTGTCGTAGAGGGAATGCTTGCTCTTCAGGAAAAAGGATACAAAGTAGCCTACTTCACAAGTCATGATCTTCCTATTCCAGATGGACATAACTTCTGTACAGAAAGTGCTCTTGCAATTCCAGAAGTAGATAGAATAGTTTTTATAGAAGAGGATATGTATATCTTTCCAAAAGCGTTTGTCGCACTTGCTACGTCAGAACACCCAATGGCTACATATCAATATAATGACAAAAACGGAAGACCACATGGAATAATAGAATTTGACAACGAAGGAGAGGTTGTTTGGTGTGGCCTTGGAGCTACAAAAGTAGACAGAAGTGTATTTGATGCCGTAGGTAAGCCCTACTTTGACACTAAGAGAAGATGGAGTAATCACAGAAGATTTGATGGAAAGAAATTAGTTAAGTGGTATGAACCAGTTTCTACAATGGCAAAGGACAATAACCAATATGGAGGACTTGACGTTGATTTTTGTATGAGAGTTAGACAAAAAAACATCCCAATAGTTTGCATAAAAGAGCACAGGGCTCACCACCTTCAACTTATAGAGCTTGGAAAGCCTTATGTAAATAATGGTATGCACTCAATTAGACAAGTTTGATATAATGAGTTTATGGCACAAGTAGGAGTTGTCTCAGTAACAATACCAGCTAACGAAACCAAATCTTCTGGGGTAGACCTTGGATCTAACAGTTTGCTTGCAATAGAAATGCCAGAAGCATTTAATGGAACTACAATTACTTTTGAGTCAAAAGCGTCTCCTCAAATAAATACAACTAGTGGCCAAGCGTCTGAGGACTGGGATACAGTTGTGGATTCTGCAGGATCAACTATTTCATGGACAGTAGCAGCTGGTAGGGTAGTAGTACCAACAGCAGCACACGCTGCAGCTCTTGCACCAATAAGATATATAAGACTTGTTGCAGGAACAGCACAAAACCCTGCAAGAGAAATAAAACTTCTTACTAAGGGAGAGTGACTTTCATAGTATATAATTGGGTATGTCTTCCAATAACCCAGACATTACAGCTTCAGATATTATTACTGATGTAGAAAACAGGCTAGATACACCAGGTATCAGCACTAGTGTTTATCTTCCATGGGTAAGCTACGCATATCAAAAGACATATCAAGCAATTACTTATGCTGGACAAAGAGCAAAAGAGACATTCTTTGGAGCATATATTGAAGTGGACTTAACAAACGGAACAGCAGAATACACCATATCCGACATTGTTCCAAGGTTTGGAGGAATAATAAAAGTTGAGATAAAGTATGGAAACTCAGAGGATGTCTGGAATAGGGCCAAAGAGCTACCTTCAATCTCAGATTGGAAAATACAAAACAATGTAGACACAACTTATAGATCAAAGACTTGTCCTTTGTATTACGTTTTAAAGGACACCATTGGATTTATACCAACTCCACCATCTACGGACACAAGTAACGCTACAGCACGCATCTGGTATGTTCAGAGGCCATATCAAATTACTTCTGGTAGTGACGTTGTGGATCTTCCTTATAGATTTATCTATCCAGTAAACGACTATGTTCAAGCAAAAGCCATAATGAAGGAAAATGAAGATTATGCACAGGCTGCACAAGTAGAAGCTAACTTTAGACTTCAACTGGATCAGATAACTGCACTTGTAGAAAATGAATTTAACGAGAATGAGGGTAGGTTTGTAAAAATAGACTCTAGTGACTCACTTTACGCAAATCCACAAAGAAGATAATGCTTAGTACACCACTAAAAACATTTGACCACGTAACTTTTGGAACTATGATAGATAGGGATGACGGACAGGTCATTTCAGACTACTTAGCAGTAAATATAGAGAATTGGATAACCAGAAATCACGGACAAATAGAAATGAGAGACGGCCTTACGGCAAGAGGTACCTCACCTTCTGCTACTAACCTTGGTTCTGGTGTTTTATATACAGCATCAGGAGTAAAACACATGGTTAGAGTAGTAAATGGTGCAGGTGATACCTCAAAGTTCCAATACTCATCTAACGGGACTACTTGGACTGACTGTGGTGGGAGTGGGGGAAGTAAAAAGACTGGTGTTGTTTGGAGGATGGTTCAGGCAAATAACAAACTATACGCTGTAAATGGACAAGATACTCCTGTTTCATGGGATGGCTCTACAGTTGCTACTGTTTCTGCAATACCAAATGGAACAGCTATTGAGTGGCATAAAAACTTCATGTGGATAATTGGTGTCTCAGCAACCCCAGATAGACTTTATTTCAGTAATGCGAACGACCCAGAAACATGGGGAGGAAGTGACTTTATAAACGTAAATCTTGGAGATGCCTCACCTGGTGTAGCACTTAAAGGATCACCTGGAACTATAGCATCAGGAGTGGGAGGAAGACTTTATATTGGAAAAATGAGATCTGTTTGGTTTTTGACAGGAACATCATCATCTAACTTCGCAGTACAGCCACTTACTTACGAACATGGAGTTGTTAATGCAGAAGCCATTATGAGTGTTAAGAATGATACATGGTGTATTGATGAGAGTGGAAATGTAAGAGGTCTTTATAGAACACAAGAGGATAACCCTTTTTCTGCAAATAGGTCTTCTGAAATACAAATGACAATTGCAGGACTTAACAAAAATGCCTTGAGCAAAGCAACGTGTCTTTATACTCCTGATAACTTTGCAATGTTTTTTGTACCAAATGGAGTTGATGATTATAACTCTTTGGTTTTGGTATGGGACACAGAAGCAAACCCAAGTAAAACTGGAAATCCACAAGGGGGATGGATTAAGTTTACTGGATGGAATATAGCCAGAGGAGTAGTTTTTAACGATGGTTCTGGTCCCAAGGTATATTTATTTGATGCAAGAAGTGGAAATGGACAAGCTTATGAGTGGACTGGAACTAGCGATAATGGAGTATCAATTGTGGCCAACTATGAAACTAAGATCTATGACTTTGGCTTTCCAGAGAGAAAGAAGAAGTTTAAATTCACATATCAGTTTGCACCATCTCTAGGAGATATCACAGCGAACTTCTTTGCGTCAATTGATAGGTATTACTACACTCTTTTAAAGGCATTCTCTCTTCTCGGAGTAGGAGACTCACTTTGGGGTACTGCAATATGGGGAACAAGCAAGTGGGGTTCAGGAGGATTTATTCAACAAAAGATAAGGTATTCAGACAATGGTGGGCTAACCCACGGATATAGTGTCCAGGTTAAACTACAAGCCGTAAGTAGTACTGTTAAATATAAGTTAAGAAAGTTTACTATTCACTATAGAGTCTTAGGTCTAAGATGATAAAATAAACAAATGGGAACAATTACCAAGCCATATACGTTTGCCAATGCTACAGTTATAGACCCTGCACAGGTAAATAGTGACTTCGATACAATCTATACAGAAATAAATGGAAGTATTGGCACTGCTAACGTGACAAGTGATATTGTAACTCTAACTGGTACACAATCTCTTTCAAACAAAACTCTTTCAAAACCAACAGTAAATGCCTCAGTTCAAGCCGTAACAAGTGATACAGATGCAGCTACTGTAACTTTTGATATGTCTACATCAAATGTGCATACTGTGACCCTGGGAGGAAACAGGATACTTGCTGTAAGCAATGTCACAGCTGGACAATTTTTTTATATAAGACTTCTTCAAGATGGAACTGGCAGCAGAACTGTAACTTGGTTTTCAACAATCAAATGGGCTGGAGGTAGTGCACCAACACTCACAACAACTGTAAGTAAGGCTGACATGTTTGCATTTTTCTGTACCTCATCGGGAAACTATGATGGATTTACGGTGGGTCAGAACATATAAATGGCACAAGTTACAATTAATGCAAAGACAGGAAGCACGGGAGTAAGAAGCAATGTCGATACTTTCTCTAATGCTCGAAGTGCTTCAAGTGGAACCACAACTAATTTTGTACTCCAAAACACAAAGACAGGTGGCTCATATCAAATTGGTAGAGGATTTTTAAACTTTACAATTACTTCTATTCCCAGAGGAAGTAAGATTACAGCAGTAACTTTTGTTCATCCAGCAGTTGCAAACTTCTTAAATAGTGACTCTTTGACTACACATATTGTTGACCATACTGGAAACGATCCAATAGTAGGAGCAGACTATGACCTAATAACATTAGACTCAGACACCTCGTATGGAAGTGTTGCTTTATCTGGACTAAGTACCAGCACAACAACAAACATATCGCTAGATAGCAATGGAGTAGCACTTCTTCAGACAGCCCTTGATACAGGTGCTTCAATTGTGAAATATGCAATTAGGGGTAGTTCAGATGTAAATAACAGTGCTCCAAGTGGATTTAATGAATATACAATTGTTTCAACAGATGCCCAAATAACGGTTACTTATACTCCATCGGGAGGTGCTGCATTATTTGGTGGCCTTTAACGTATATAATATAGGAAATGGCACTTACAGCAGATCAGTCTATTCAATTGTATGGAACTCCCGCGTACACTGGTTGGGGTGAAACTGAGGCGATGTATGACGCAAGAGCAAAGGGACTCAATGGATCAAATGGGGATATGTTTGATTTTGAGAAACAATCTCAACAGGCATATAACGACTTAGGCCAATATTACGATAGGTTGCTTACTGAGTCTAATGGAGACATAAATAAGGCAATTTCTAGATTGGTTGAAGATTACGACAGGGGAATAAGGATGAAGAGAGAAGACGTTAATCTTGCGAAGGAACAACTTGGAATTGAACAAACTCAAGCAAACAGAGGACTTCAGGACAATGCTTTGGCAAGAGGCTTATATCAGCAAAGTGCTTATGGCTCTCCTAGCCAAGGGTATGGAATTTATGGAAGAGACTTAATGGAAAGCAATGACTCCTTCGGTAGAAGAAATACAGCATTGGACACTGGACTTAGCAGATACGAGACAGAAGCAGGAGTAAATAAGGAGAGACAAACTACCGACTTAACGGAACAGCAAAAAAGAAATCAATTTAACTTAGAACAACAAAGGAGACAGGAAGCAGCAGGTCTTGCACAAAGTAGAATAAGTAGGTCATTGCAAAGATATGACTCCACTCTAATATAAAACTATGTCAAACGTATCAATAGCAGAATTACAAGATGCAATAGAAAGGGCTGGTCTTCCAGTTTCAGATTATAAAGCTATGCGTGCTGCTACTCCATTTGCCAGATATGCGATACAAAGTTCAGTTTATGGAGGTGATAGCTCAATAGGTCAAATGGATGAAGAACGTAAGAAGAAAATAGCAAAGATAGCAGAAGTAGACCAAAGACTTGGAAAACTATATGGAGATCCGTCAAGTAGTCTATTTATAGAAAATCCTACAGCTCGTGAGAACTTATTGTCAGGTGCACAAAACATTGGATATAGAACAGTTCAGTCAATAATTGACAAAATGGCCCAAAGAGAAAAGGAGTTGTCTGGACAATCAAGTGATCTTCTCACCTTCTTTAAGGACTTAACCGCAGTCAACAAACCAGAAAGCACTGCAGCTGCATCAGGAGACTTGGACTTTGAGTCATTGTTGTCGGGGTATAATAATACAGAAGCGTCAGATAGTTTAGACAAACTCTTAGAAGAATTTAACAATGCAGGATAATACTACTACAAAGAAAAACACAGATTGGACAAAGTTTAGGGCATTTGCCATGAGCAAGTATCCAAATATGACCTCAAAACAAAAAGCTCAACTTGATGAGTTTATAAAAAGGAGAAGTACAGAAGATCTTGCACGAAATGGAGTTTTGGACATTAAAGATGTTGCAACCACATATCCTGATATAGCTGCAAAACTTTCACAAGAAGGAATAAAGCCTCAAGAAAAACAAACAGCTGAACAACAAAACAAGCAAGCAAAAAAGGGTGATGTTGCAAAAAGTATTGGTCTTCTAGAAGAACAGTTGGGAAGGGTTGAAGGTAGAGGTCTTGTGGGTGGAGGAATTGCATCTCTTCTTGGAAATCTTACGAAGGGTTCTATCGATACAAATGCATATGCTTTTAACCAAACACGTAATGCTCTTATTGGACCTCTTGCTCGGGCAATTTCGGGAGAAGTTGGAACCTTAAACGAAGGAGATATTACCCGTGCTGAAGGACTTCTTCCTCGTCTTGGGGAAGATCCAGAAGTATCAAAACAGAAGATCGAAAATATTAGATCAATTCTCTCAGGAGAAGAGCCAAAGAATGTTATCAAAAGCAGATCTCTTCCAGAACAAGTTTCAAACTTGTTTTTAGGTTCTGCAATAAAGTCTGCACGAGATGTGGGCACGGGAATTGGACTTAGACAAGGTGGGTCTCAACAGTCTCTCGACCAAACGATTGCACAAGCAGAACAAATCCAAAACCAAGCAACAAAAACACAAGATCCTGTGCAAAAGAAAGTTCTTTTAGATCAATCACGGTCTCTTATTGAAGAAGCACAAAAAGCTGCATCAGGGATACAAGGACAGTTTAGTGAGGACGTGCAAAAACCAATTGTCCAACGAGCACTTGAAACAGGATCAGAAGTTGCATCAGTTGCAGAACTTCCAGCACTTGTGAAAAGTATTTCAAATCTCGGGAAAGGTGGTCTAAAAACCTTGAAAGGTGGAGGAGTAGCTGAAGCGAAAGCAGTGAGAGATAAACTTGCAAAAGATGTCACTGAAAAAGTATCTGGAGATAAACTTATAAAACCATTAGAAAAGGTTGTCGAAGATGATCCCTTTGCACAAAGACTAATAGAAAAAATAGTTCCATCTCTAAAAGGGAAAGAGTTTACAGCTGAAGAACTTCTTCGGAAAATTAAGGTGTGGGGTGATGCATATAGTAATGCAGGAGCTCTTAAGGACGGAACAACGGCTCGTGTATATGACGTTCTCTCACGTACAGCCAAACAAGAGTTGGGTGATGTAGCACCAAAAGTATTAAAGGCCCATGTTGACTATGGTGCAGCTACGGGTGTTGCAAACTTTATTAAAAGAGTTAGAAGAACTATTCCTTTTGGAATAGCAGTTGGAACAGGTACAGCAGCAGGAACAGCAGCAATTAACAAGTTCTTTCCCTTTACAAGACGTCAGTGAGTAAAGAGAATTGGTATTAAACCATACTTGAAAATAGCAAAACACGCAATAAAGGCAACTAACTTAATAACTGCCATAGTAAACTCTCCACTCCACAAAATAAGTGCTTTGTGTCTCTTAGATAACTTCATATTGTTATGGTTATAACACCATTTAGAATGATTGTCAACTACTTGGTATAATATTTGCATATGGCATCAATCTTGGACTTACTTCCCAAAACAAACGCTACACTTGACAGTAGTGGTGTAAAAACTGAAGTTAAAGGAGGACAAAACATAGTAGAGTTTTTAATGAACCTATTATTCCCAAATTCAAATAAAGAGATACCAGCATGGACTCCACGCCCATCACAAACAACAGCTCCACAAGTGTTAGGGACTACCTCCCCTACAATGTCTCCTACAATGTCACCAGAGCCACTACAAGACCCTTTAAAGGGCTTTAATACTAAAAGGGGTCTACCACCACAGGAAGTAAGAGACTTGATATTAAACGCTGCTAAGGAGGCTGACGTGCCACCTGCACTTATAGCTGCAATTCTTTTTAATGAGAGTGGATTTAACCCAAAAGCTATAAACATAAACTCAGAAGGGAACATAGATCGTGGAATTGCACAGATAAACACAGTAGCCCATCCAGAGATTACGGACTCACAGGCGTTTGATCCGTCATTTGCTATTCCATTTCTAGCTAAAAAACTAAAAGGGGATAGAGAATATTTTGGAAACTTAGGACAAGCAATATCTGCATATAATGTAGGCCGTGGAGGGGCTTCACAGAATGGTCCAAGGGGAAAAATGTATCTTGATAAAGTACTTCAAAACCTAGAACCAGATTATGCTAAGTCGATAGGCATACAAGCTCCATTTCAATGATAATTAACGAATTTTTAAAGAAAAATCTGTGGGGAATAATCGTAGGGATGTCTTCGATTATTGTGATTTTTACCATGATGAGGACTGGTGTGGAGGCAAACACAAAAAAGAACATAGAACAAGATGTAAAGATTGAACAGTTGCAGACTCTTTTTATAGATAATGCAGTTGCCAAAGAGAAACTTTTAACAATAAGTGAAGATCTTAAAGATATTAAGGCAGCTCTAAGAATAAAGTAATATGTCTAGTAGAAATGTAAAAGACTTAGACCCAGCATTTCAGCCACTAGTCGTTAAGTTTTTGAACGAATGTAATAAAGTCACCTCTCCATATACGACTTTCATAACAGACGGTTTTAGATCATACGAAGAACAAACAACGCTTTACAACCAAGGGAGGACTGCACCTGGAAAAATTGTAACTAATGCAAAAGCTGGTGAGAGTTGGCACAACTTTGGACTAGCCATAGATGTAGCTTTTCAACTAGAAGGAAAACTAAGTTATGCTCAAACCTATTACAACAAGATTGTTCCTATAGGAAAAGCTTTGGGATTTACATGGGGAGGAGACTTTACTGCCTTAGTTGATAAACCACACTTTGAATGGCATCCAAATATTACACTCTCTCAAGCTAGAGCTGGAAAGAGACCAAAGCCTAATAGTGATATAATGGACACCGATATGTCACAGCCTTGGATGAGGCAAATGTTTCTTGAATTAGGGTTAGATATAGACAAACCTGAAAGTGAGATTCGTGGAAGAACACAGGAAGTAATAGATGGATATAAAAAAAGAGATGAACTTCAAAAAAGAGTTGACCAGCTTAACAAAGATCTTGCTTTTAACGCAGGACAATCAGCAGAATTTGAGGAGAGACTCAGGATTGTTGAAAAAGAACGCGATGAAGCTAAAAGTGAAATTTCTGATATTAAGAGAGTTATTACACAAAGAGATACTGATATTTCAAAACTTCAAGAACAGGTACAAGTACTAACGTCACAGCTAGATCCAACAAAAGTAATTGTTGTGACAAAAGATGAATATGCCAAATTAACTTCTAAAAATGGAATACAGGTGTATTCTGCCAGAGAACTACTTGGAGCACTCTTAAAACGCATTGTACGAAGACAGAAGGGGGTGTAAATCATGATTGATTACATTACTCAATATAACAAAGCAATAGTAGCTTTGCTGTCTCCTCTTCTTATTTCTCTTGTTTTAAAAATATTCAATTTACTTGGAATAGAATTTACACAAGATATAGCTAACTCTATTACGATTTTACTTACAGGATTTTTTGTTTATTTAATACCAAACAGAAAATGATATTCTGTAGTATAAAAATCTTTTAGATGTCGTGAGGTTTTACACTTTTGGTGAATAGAAGCCATAACGCTCTTGAAGATTTTTTACCTCAATGTTGTTATTGTTATGATATTCCCATATTGACATATATTGCTTGTTGTATGATAGAGTTATCTATTCGATGAATTATGAAAAATGAGATTGTAACAACGGCCCATCTTCTTAAAGTAAAAGCCATAATGCGAAAGTTGCAACAACTTAGCTGGACAACTATGCAAATGGAAAAACGCTTCCCAGAAATTGAATATGCAACTGAACAAGAAATGATTACATATATTAGAAGAAATCTTGCTCTTAAATACGACATAGAGGATATTCTTCAAGAGCTTAATGGTGAATTTAAAAAATATGGTAAGACTGAATCCTGAATATGAGATAGCTCTTAGAGAAAGCAAAGAAGCTGGAAAGAAAGCTACTAACTTTTTAATAGCTTCTTTTAGAGAAACAGGAGAGAGAAAGTTACTCGCTCAAGCCATGTATCAGAAATATATAAAGGTAGAAACAGAATGGGAAAACAAAATACAACAACTAATAAGTCAAAATAAAGTTATATGGCACTCTTAGACGAACTAATAAAAGAAGAGTACATACCCCCAACACAGGAGGACGCTCAAGAGTCTCCAAAAGATACGAAGGTCAAGAAAGATAAGATCTTCTGTACTGCAAACTTTAGTGGATTATGTGACCTTGTGGAGGTAGACGAGACAGTTGCTTTTTTAACCATGCAAGGTACTATCCAAAACGAAGTAATTTTGAAAGGTAAAACATACTTACCTCCCGAAATAGACAAGGTTGCCTTTGAATTACCATCTTATAAGAGAATACTACAAGCGAAAACTGAAGTTTCTGAAGTTATTACTGAAGTTTCTAAAACCACTTTTGAGGCTAACACTGAAGTTACTGAAGTTACTGAAGGACTTTTAGGGTCGGTAGGTGCGTACATGGGTAGATTATTTGATGAAATAGAGCAATATCATAGGGATAGTGCAGAGCTTCCAGACGAAAGACTTTATACTTTAATTACTGCTTGGGACATACACACGCACTTCTTGGAAAGGTTTGAGTATTCACCAATAATCTTTTTTGCTGGTCTTCCTGAGAAAGGTAAATCTCGTATGGCAAAGTCTATGATTGCAATTGCAAAAAGAGGACTTATAAAAGCTTCTGTCTCTGATGCACAGATAATTAGAGAAGCTTCAGACCAAGGTGCCACTATCTTCTTTGACATGACAGATTTCTGGAATTCTATCTCTAAGTCTGGAAGTGAAGACGTTATTCTTTCCAGATACGAAAGAGGGCTAAAGGTTTCAAGAGTCCTTAATCCAGAGAAAGGTCCATTTAGAGATACTACATATTTTGATGTGTTTGGGCCAACAATAATTGCTTCAAATGAAGACATTCAACAAGTATTAGGGTCTAGGACTGTAACTGTCATTATGAAACAGTCTAAGAGGACTTTTGAAAAACCAATAAATAAAGAAAAGGCTAAGGAACTTCAGGCAAAGATAATAGCTTTAAAACTGTTACTGAAGGACAAAGACTTTCCCACTACGCCAAAGATCGCTCCTGGGAGGTTTGGGGACATTATTCAGCCACTACATATGATTGTTAAATACATGAACCCAAAGAAAGAAGCAGATTTTATCTCACTAATAGAAGATATAGAAAAGGAAAAAAAGATAATTAAGTCTCAAACAGTTGAAGGAGAGATCGTTCAAGCAATCCTTTCGCTGTCAAGCAACGTTCAAAGAAGTTTCCTTCTTTTAAAAGATATTACTATGAAAATAAATGAAGATCGCAGTGAAAGAGAAAAAATAGATTCCAGAACCATAGGAAGAAGACTGGCTATTATGGGATACCAGAAGACTAGAATTTACAACGGATCGACAGCTATTCACTGGAATTCGACCCTTAATGAATTATTGGCTTCTGAGCACAACGTCAACACTCTTGAAGAAAATGACGCCTTCTCAGTTTCTTCAATAACGTCAGTAACTTCAGTAACTTCAGTAACTAATAATAGTAATAATAATAAAACTATAAGTAATGATATTATAGAAGAAACTAAAAAAATTTTTGAAGAGAAACAAGAACAAATACCTTTTTAAGGTATTGACAGATACCAATGATAAGTGTTATAACGATAACATGAATAATGAATATAAGATAAAAACAATGTCCTCTCTTTTTAAGAAGTCTTTTCCAGAGGCAACAACAAAACAAATAAGTAAAGTTTCAGATTTACTTGAATATGCTTATCTCACAGGAGTCCTAGATGGAATGATTAAGATTTCTGATATTGATAATGGAGTTATTTGCCCTAGGTGCAAGAGCACAAAGGTAAATTTATATGACATAGAATCCATAAGGGACTTTGGAATGTGTCCCCTGTGCGATCATGTATTAGTAGAAAGCTAATTATGATAATAAGTTACCCAAAATCAAAAATCAACAGTATTGATGGTTTATCAGGAGCAGAGGAGATGTACGCTTTATCCATAATACATAAGGAACTAAGCATAATTCATCTTTTAAAGATTCTCTCTTCTCACAAGAGCCACAAGAACGCTTTGTCCGCTTGTGGGATATGTAGTGAAGCAAAGAGAAGATTGAAGGCCTTAAAATCGACTACACGAAGCGAGGAACCATTTTAAATTTATGTCTAAACTAAAAACAATTACACTTGGAAAGAGTTTTAAATGTGGTCTTCCAAATTACAGTAATATTGACCTTCATTGTGAAATGACTTGGGAAATAGAGGAAGGAGAAACACCAAACTTAAGTTCCATGTGGGATACAATAAATCACGAGCTTTATGTTCAAAGCTCAGGAATAGATCCTACTTGGCTTCAAACCAAAGAGTATAAGAATTTCTTTAAAACAGAAATAAAAATTCAAAAGGAGGTGTAGTTCATGGCATATAAAAAATGGGAATCACAACAAAACCCTACTCAAAAGTGGGAAGAAGAAAAGGAATTGGAAGGCTCTTACGTTGGAAAACACACCACCAACACGGTAGACGGAGATAAAATAATATATTCAGTGGAAACAAAGAACGGTCCAAAAGATGTTTGGGAGTCAGACCAAATAAAGAAGTTTTTTGAAAACATTAGAATTGGGTCAATGGTTAAGATTACTTTTCTAGGTAAAAAACTTAACCCAAATACAAAAAGGAACTTTAATGCTTTTGAGTTTCAGGTAGACGACTCAATGCTTCCTGCAACACCAGAACAGGCAGAAGATATTTTTAGTAAATAATGTTATAATTGTGATATGTCACCGTTGGACGGATACATAAAACAACTTGCAAAAGCAATTGACACAAGAGAGAACTATCAGAGGATAGTTGGAGAAATAGCTTATACAGTTACAGATCTCTATGGGGGCGGAGCATTGCATGACCTTGCTAGCGCAGTAACAGATGCTACTGGCCGTAGTTGTTCCGTCTCCACTCTCAGAAATTACAGATACGTTTGGGAGAGAATAAACACTCTTGATCTTCCAGAAGATTTAAGCTTCCACACATTGCAACTGATAGCTGGAAGTGGAGACCCAGAAGGATGGGCAAAGAGAATAAAAGAAGAAGGGTTGACTTCAACGCAAGTACACAGGTTGTTTCAGGAAAAGAAACCAAAGAAACTTTTAGTTTGCCCTTCATGTGGTCATGAATACACCTCCTAAAAAAGAGAAATCAATTTCTTATTGGAAGAACAGGTGCGACAAGGCCATGAGCCAACTCGTTAGGGATAAAGGATTTTGTGAACATTGTGGTTCTTCAACAAATCAACTTCAACATAATCACGTAATAGGAAGAGGAAACCAGACACTAAGATATGACATTATCAATGGAATGTGTCTTTGTGCACGTTGTCACCTTTGGTGGCACCATGAACCAGTCGAGTCTGGTATCTGGTTTAAAGAAAAGTTTCCAGAGCGTTATGAGTATTTAATGAAAGCGAGAGACACATATACAAAAAGAAAAATAGCAGATTATAAAAGCGTGCTTGAGCACATAGAAAATAAAGATATCAGAAAACTAATACTTGACATATCATAACGATAACGCTAATATGTGGAAGATAAATGAAATATGAAACGTTATTCACTCTTTTAAGTTTCCCCTTTGTAAAAATCTATGAGGAGGAAACTTAACAGAATGAGTAACCAAAAATTTATACAGACATATCGAGACATTTTGGAACCTCTTGCAATGGGATTGATTATAGGAATATCGGCAACTATTGGCCTTATAGTTGGAGTGTACATAGCACTTAACTAACCTCATTGGGTTCTCAATATTGAGAGTCCAAAGGTTTAGTTACCAGGAGGGTAACGCCATGAAGAACGTATGGAGCTACGACAACCCAGACGGCAGTGACAGCAATGACTCGTCCAACGCTAACACCGGCCAGGGTTCGTCAAGCACCAACAACAGTGGCACATCCAGCAACGGTTGATGTCACAGGGGGAGCTTAAAAACTCCCCCAATCTCAAAAATATATATGAAAACTAAATTTATCCCATACACACACAAAGAGTTAGGTATTCCAGAATACTTGGAGATTGGGGGATTTCGTGTGCAGATTGTTTTCGACTCAAAGATTATGAGTGTCACTGACAACAACGGAAACAAACTCAATCCTGTCCTTAGGGATGGATTTGTGGGAGTAGCAGACTTTAGCCTTCAACAGATCAAGCTCTGGACTGGAAACAAAATAGAGAAGCCAACTAAACAAAGAATACTTCAGGCTTTTCTGGAAGAGATCAACCACTGGATATTTTTCTGTATGCAAATTAAGCCAGGAGATCACTTAGACTCAAAGCTGTGGCTGCACAAAAACGAACACCTTGTGGCAGGATATTCTATCCTTCTTCTGCAAGTATTGAGACAACTGAAGGATGTTAAATGGGAATAATCCACTCTTGAAGGTTGGTTACAAAGGGCAGGTGTAGCCAACACTTGAGGGGTGGAGGAAAGAGGCACATTATGAAAGATCGTCCGACAAGAACAGAGCGCTTTGGTACGTATTTTCCAGTAGAAAGCGAAACCTGGCTTGAAGTACCAGAAACTTGGCTAGATCGAGGACGCATATGCCCAGATCGCAACCGTACAAACGGTAGCGAAGAACCTGAAGGTACTGGGGATAGAATGCAAGATCCAGAAATGGATCAGGGACCATACTGAACAAAAAGTTAGAGCCACCCCTCTAATTTTTTAAAGGAATATACATTATGAAAATACACATTCACAACAATAAATGCACACAAGAGTTTTCAGTTAAAGGGTTTAACGGAAAGAAACGCAGGTTTGGAGTATGTCGAAATAGCTTAGAAGTTGTTTACAGTAGGCCGCACGGAAACACCGATTCTATAAAAGCACTTAAAGAACTAAGCCAAATATTACAAAATTCTGACACCCACCAAGAGTGACACGAAGGAATATACATTATGAAAAATGAATTTTATAGAAGGTAACTATCCCTTGACAACAGGTAAATACTTGGTATAATGATATTATGAAACAACACAAATACTCCCATCTCGGTCAAGCACCCTACCAGTTTGTAGGGTATATCTATGACCCCGTTGTTCAATCACCAGACGGTAGTTATCATGGTGGTTCTCATATGTGCGACCACTGCGGGCGACCTATTTCCCACGTTTTTCAGTGTGTTTCCTCCGATGGAAAACACTTCAATCTGGGTAGTGTCCACGTTGAGGACTTGGGTGATGAGGGATTGACTCAGGCAGTAAAAACCAAGGCACAAGAAGTCAAGAGAGAAGCCAGACGAGAAGCACAACGCATCAAAGCTATTGAAGCGTGGGAGGCTGGACAACCAGAAAGGGAAGCTCAAGAAGCCAAAGAAAAAGTTGAGCGAGAGCAAAAACTAGCTTCAATCAAGTCAGAGTATGAGCGGGTAAAACCAGTGTTAGCAAGCCAGCCTCACCCAAAATACTATTTCGCCAAGCAGGGCAAAACCATGCTCGATTATCTCAACTACTTTTTATCACCAGACATTGAAAACCCCCACTGGCAAGACTGGAAAGTTCTATCAACTCTCCGACAAGTAGGAGCTAACGTATGAAATACACCATCAAACACCTACGAGCTGAGTTTGGCACTGACCGAAAGTGCCTAGAGTTTATGTTTCAGGCACGATATGGAAAGAAGCCAGTTTGCCCTCAGTGTGGCAACAAAGACCGTTTTTACCTGATTGAGAGCCGAAAGCGGTTTGATTGTTCTTGCGGGTTCACTGTCTCACCTCTGTCTGGAACTATTTTTCATAAGTCAGCTACTCCACTCACGCTCTGGTTCCATGCCATGTTTTTGTTTGCGTCCAGTAAGAACGGTGTCGCCGCCAAAGAACTAGAGCGACAACTCGGCGTGACGTATAAATGTGCCTGGCGTATGGCAAAGCAAATCCGTAAGTTGTTCAGGGAAAGTGGCGACCCGATGGGCGGTATTGTTGAAGTTGATGAAACCTACTATGGCGGAAAGCATAAAGGCAAACGTGGTCGAGGAGCTGAGAAGAAAACGCCAGTATTTGGCATTGTGGAGCGTAAGGGCGGTGCAAAAGCTTTGGTGGTTGAGAATATCAAGATAAAAACTATCCAGCCGATTATCAACAGCTCGGTAGTTCGTGGTGCAACTGTTATGAGTGATGAGTTCAACATCTATAACCGAGTCAAAGATAACGGCTACACCCACCAAACAGTCCAGCATGGTCTTGGTCAGTATGTAGATGGGATTATCCACTCAAACAGCATTGAGGGTTTTTGGAGCCAGCTCAAACGCTCTCTTAGCGGGACTCACCATGCCGTTTCTCCGAAGCACTTGCAGACGTACGTGGATGAGTTTGTTTTTCGTTACAACCATCGGGACGAGGCTGTTTTTCCGCTTCTGGCTCTACAGGCTGCGAAGCCCGTTTTAGCAACTCATGGAAGGAACTTTTAGATAACATGAAACCAGTATATCACAATCAAATACCTGCTATGAGGGGATACTTACCTTATAGAAAAACATCAAAACAGGGTCACAGCTTGGTTGTTAGTATACCAAAGGAACTAGCTGAAGCGTGGAAACTAAAAGAGGGCGACTTATTTAAAGTTTCTATTGAAAAAGTAAGTGATTTGCCTATTGAGAACACAAAATGAAAAAATACTTAAAAACCAAGTCGGGAGTCGAATTTAAGATGAACGAGGAAGGTGTTTTGTGTGTTAAAAAAGAGATTTTCCCTAAACATCCAACCTGGTATATTGCCGAAATTGAAGATATTGAGGAACTTATTAGAATTCTGACACCCACCAAGAGTGACAAGAGACATATATGAAAAAAGAATCTTTTGAAACAAGGCAAAAAAGACAAATCAGAACGATGATAACACGTGCCTTAAAGTGCAATCCTGAAATGAATGCGTCTGATGTTGTAGTTGATACAGTTTACATAATGATGAAAAATGCTCTTTATAAACAAAAACAAACTTATAGATTTGACTGACAAGAGGAGTTGAAGATATGAAAAAAACAATACCAACAATCTTAACAACTATCGTTTCAGTTTTCATATTTAACTTTGCTTTTCGTGCTGAGTATTACGGTAAGTGGGATAAAGACTTAAAGTTTCGTGAAGTATGTTTCAATACCAGCATAGGCCGTTGTTTCATTTTTGAAGTAGTAGAAGGAAAACCAACTTTTAAGATGACAGAGTACTAACTCACTCACACGACTTGTGGTTTGGGGATTTTAAAGGTCTCGAATTCGAGAGGTTTAGATATTCCCGACATCGGGAAAAGCTAGAAAAATGGGGGTCTCAATAAACTAGGAGTCGCCGTGGAAACGCTGGCGCTGAGAGAATCAAACTCCCCCCTAAAGAACATACAAAAGATGTTGACAAATTGGAAAAAAAACACTCAACAAGCTCTTAAAAAGGAGAGAGACAGTTTTATTTACAAAGAGTACCTTCACTGGGCGGAGTCGCATACGCCTACTTGGGAAACTGATAATCTTGTGGGTAACTTGTTGGGTTGGCCAAAGGACTACAAGACGTTAGCTAAAAAAACATGAACAAAATTAAAAACATAACAGGATTGTTAGTTTTCCTTTTGTTTGTTGCCTTAACCTCACCGCTACTTTTAGCGATGTGGATAGGGAGAAAGTGGGGTGAAGATTATTAATATGATTAGAATTTTAATGTTTGCATTACTGCTAATGTCTGTTGGTATGGTTCTTCTTGGAGCCAGACACGCAGCTTTAGCTACGTATCATGGATACTACTGGCAAAAGACCTCTGAGACCCCGTGTAATCCCGAATGCGGCCAGTCTGGTGCTACACATGAGGTTACATACACTTGTGTAGATGGAGAGGGTTCAGAACACGATGAATGCAGTATCCAAACAGTTTACGATAGCTGTCCAGAAGGCTTTGCAGTCGCCATAGATAGTCACAAGTGCTACAACAAGAAAAATTGGTTTAACTTAATAACTAGACCAAGTCACAAAGTACCTGAAACAAAGACTGTCACAGAAGACTGTGAAGTACCAGAAGAAGAAGTAATTGCTTGTAAACCAGAGGAGCCAGTCTGTGAAGAAGGTTATTATATGACTGAAAATGGTTGTGAGCTTAATAGAGTTCCAGAAAACAAACAATCTGAACCAAGTCACGAACCAAGTGCGCCAACACTTCCACAGTGTCCGACTATTGAAGGATGGCTTCCACAAATCGCGTTTCACACTGAGGATACAACACACAACACAGATGGAACATGGACTTTTCACTACACAATTAAGTCTGTGAGTGAAAGTAATCCCGTATGGTGGATTTGGTATGGTCCAACACCAACTTTGTTGCCACAAGTAACAGTTGTTGAGGGAACTGACGTGAAAATTACTCAAGAATGGAGTCACAATTACATTAAAGCAGCCCTTTTCCGCCAGCCTGGGTGTTTTGGAAAATGGTCAGAAGTGGTAAACTAAGAAGTAACATTTTCTATTCATCGAAGTTTTTTAAGAACACGGTATTAGAACGGAATTGAGCAATCGAAAGGTTGCTCTTTTTCGTGATATAATTTACTTGCCTATTTAATAGGCTGAAAGTAATCGCTTTTCATCAAGTTCAACCTTTTATAAAAAACTGGATTCACCCACTTGGGCAAGGTGGGTGTTTTCAGTTGTATAATATGCTGGGGTGAGAGCTGTAGTGCACTACAGGGACTAGTAAAGAAGTGATAGCGATTGTCACCTCACCCCCTCTTACACTGGTATTCTTTTAGGTCTTGGAGTCATTAGCCTCTCTTTGAGCCTTTCACTAAAGTCTGGGTCTATATCATGAACTTTGTTAAGATCTTCCAGTTGCCTTGAAAGTAGATCTATTGCCAGTCTGTTCCCAGCCTTTGTCAGTCCATTGCACCCTTCACGCTCAATATGATCTTGAAGATGTTCGTCTACTGTCATGAGGATTCCGTTGTCAGGGTCGTCATAATGAGGATTCCTTCTATTGTGATTTATGTGGGCTGCTTGCAGTGGCATGTCATTTCTACCACTAATCTCACTTGCAGGATAACCAAAACGATCTGTAGCACGCCTTATTATTTCTTGTCTTGTTCCTCTACTGAAGGCGTTTCTGTGTTCAATTTCTGGGTTGGGGTCGAAGTCTGTTGGGGTTGTAAAATCTTGGAGAGACCATTCCTGATTGAAGATTCTCTCTCTTTCCATTCTAGTAAATCTTGTTCAAAAAAATATTCATTGTTAAAGTCGTCAATTAGTCTGGAGAACTCACCATCTCTGTAAGCCCTAACCATATTACCAATACGTTCTGCACTCATGTCAATAGTATATAATAGGTGAAGGCGGGAGTCTGTGAAGCAATATATTCGATGAGTGGGATTCAAGATCCATCCGTTAATTGTACAGTGGCAGGCTTCCCGCCTGCTTTTTTTATGCTCTGCGATATGTTATCATCATGACACATATGGCAGATAACTATCCTCAAGTTGGATTTACATTTCCATATAGATGGCTTAATGAAGATATTGAATTTTTAGATAAAAACCTATCAAATATGGTTTTGAAAAGCAGGACGTCTGTCCCTATGCATCCTAAACTCCAGAAGGGTTATTCTCCTTCTTACTATGCAATCCTCAAATTTCATGCCTATAAACCATGGAAAAAGGAGCCGTTGTCAAAGACTAGATTACAGAAGGCATTAAAACAAGCTATGGGAGGGGCTATTTGTTCAGACCTTCAGATAATGTTTGTTCAAACACAAAATCCTACTTCACTGCCAGTCATGGAATTACAACTATTTTTTTAATGGTATCCGTTATTATTCCAACAACGACTGGAGGCTTAAATCATCTTGTAAAGCTCTTACCTAGTTTGGCACAAGTAAATACTCCAAAAGAGCTAATTGTCATAGATAACGATAGTAGAGATGGAACTGTCAACTATCTCTCAAACCATGAGTGTGTACTAAAGATAAACAAGATAAAGAAGAACTTTTCGGAGAGTAATAATCAAGGGGCAAAGTTAGCGCAAGGTGATTATCTACTTCTTTTAAACAACGATACTTTTGTAACATCGACTTTTTTAGACAGAATGCTCTCTACCTTTGAGAAGGATGAGAAGGTTGGAGTAGTTGGATGTCTCTTGTGGAAAATGGGAGCTGGTAAGCTTGTTCAGCACGCTGGGGTCTTTTTTAATAACGAATATGTCCCATACGAGCTTGGTATGTGTAATCCATCCATACCTAAAATAAGTGTACAAGATGAAAGAATTAAAAAAGTTTGTGAAGTACCGTCAGTTACAGCGGCGTGTATGCTCATAAAAAGAGAAGTGTGGGATTCAGTCGGAGGAATGGACGAAGCTTACCAAACAGGTTGGGAGGACACAGACTTTACATTAAAGGCAAGAGAGAAGGGCTATAAGGTTTGGTATAACGGACAGGCAGAAGTTTATCACTCTCACTTTGGATCTTCAGCGTCAGGCAGGTTTAAATATGAAGCACAAAACAGAAAAAGGTATGACACACTGTGGGTCCATAATGGTCGTGCTAAGGAGATACTTGAAAAAACATACAATGTCACAAGCTAACACAGAAATACATTTAGATCTGGGTTGTGGGAATAATAAGAAAGCAAAATATTACATTGGAGTCGATGTGGATAAGTATAATGACAATGATATTCAGCTAGATTTAAGATTTAATAAACTTCCCTTTGAAGATAACTCAGTAGATGGGGTGTACGCGTCTCACTTTCTCGAACATCTCTCCTTTGAAGAAAACATCTTTTTGTTCAATGAGGTGTATAGAGTGTTAAAACCAGACAAAATATTTGAAATAGTTGTTCCACATGGACAATCATATGCTGGTATTGTTGATCTTTCACATAAAACTTTTTGGACTGAAGACACTTTTGGATACTTTACTCCTGAAAATAGATATTACTACTCGTGGTTTTATGACGATCCAAAAACGAAGGAAAGGATTCCAGTTATAAATAAGTGGTTGGTTTTAAGAAACGATCAGACTCCTCCTCACGAATACACAACTAGAGGTTGGGTAGAAGTTAAACTAAGAGAGATACACGCATTACTACAAAAAACGATATGAAGTTGTCTGTAATAGTCCCCACTAGAAGTAGGTACCCAAACCTAATAAATACCCTTACTTCGTTACAAAATCAAAGCCTTGAGAGGAGCGAATATGAAATAATTGTTTCAGACGACAACTCCACAGATGAAACACAGTCAGTTATTAACCAGTTTAAAGACAAAGGAAACTTTAGATATGTATTTAACAACTACAAACCACATTCATGGAATGCTAGTGTGGTTAGAAATTTAGGGGCACTTGTGGCCTCACCAGATACTCTTTGCTATGTCTTCATAGACTCAGACGTAGTTGTACCCTATCTTCATCTAAAGACTGTCTTGGAAGACATTCAACAGAATCCAAACAGAGTGATTATTGGCTCTTATAACTTTACTACACAAAATGGAGACCTTGTAACTTATCCCAATGGGGAAAAAGGAGACGTGAGAAGTTCTACTTTCAGGGAATTTTCACCAGAACAGACGACTTCTAGGATAAGTGACGGACTTGCTTGTTTTGGAGGAAACATTTCAATACCCAAGAGTATTTTTTGGTCTGTAGGAGGATTTTCCGAGGATATACACATTGGTCTTGAAGATGGCGACATGGGACTGAAGCTTTGGAAGAAGGGAGTCCAGTTTAGTTATGATGACAGGTTAAGAGGGAGACATCAATGGCACGAGACACCAAAAGATAGGTTTCCGCAGGACATGGCAGAGCACATAGACAACTTGAATAGAAAACACTTTCACATGGGAACAAAAGATGTGGATAAAAATATGGATTTAATATCTGCTTCCAGAGAAACTTACGCTCAATGGGGAATAGAAAATTGGTCTCCTCCCGAAGAGTGGCGTAAAAATCAACTGAACTTGACTTTAAAGGTCAAAGAAATGTTATAATCATAACCATGAAGAGATTGCTTTGTACGGGAAGTTCAGGACTTGTAGGCTCAGAAGCTGTTAAATTTTTTTGTGATCTTGGATGGAAAGTTTACGGAATAGACAACAACCAAAGAGGTACAATGTTTGGGCAAGAGGCTTCAACAGATACTACTAAGTTAGATCTTTTAGAGAAATATCCACGTCAGTTCTTTCCGATTGATTTAGATATAAGAGATATTGAAAAGGTAAACAACTACTTTGCAATGTTTGGCCCATTTGATGCAATCATCCATGCAGCAGCTCAACCAGCACACGAATATTCTACAAACCATGCTATTGAGGACTTTCAAATAAACGCATATGGCACTGTAACCATTCTTGAGGCCTACAGGCATTTATCTCCAGAAGCGATATTTATCCATGTGAGTTCTAGCAAGGTTTATGGAGATAGTGTAAACGAGCTTCCATTAAAAGAGTTTAAGACTAGATTTGACTTACCGAAAAGTCATGACGAGTTTTGGGATGGAGTTGATGAGTCAATGAGACTAGATGGAAACTTACACTCTCTTTTTGGAGCCTCTAAGGCGTGTGGAGATATTATGGCCAAAGAGTATGCAACTTACTTTAACCTTCCAATAACAATTTTTAGACCAGTTTGTATATCTGGTAGCAATCACAAAGGAGTAAAACTTCATGGGTATCTTGCATATTTAGCAAAGGCAATAGCAACAGGAGAGGAATATACAATCAATGGGTATAAAGGCAAACAAGTTAGAGATAACATTCATGCCTTTGATTTAGTTTCTGCTTTTTGGGAAGTTATTCAAAAACCAACTCAACCTGGAACCGCCTACAATATCGGTGGTGGTAGAGAGTCTAACAACTCTATGGTAGAGGCAATAGAGAAGATAGAAAAAATACTTAATAAGAAGGGTAACATAAAGTATTCAGACACAAACAGAAGGGGAGATCACAAGTGGTGTATCTACTCTTCAAAGAAGTTTCGAAGTGATTATCCAAATTGGAAAATAACCTATGATAATGATAGGTTGTTAGAAGAAATTTGTAGTCAATATAAAAACAATGAGAATTGATTTAGGAGGAGGAACCAACAACACTAAAGCTCCAGGTCATGTTAATATTGACCTAACTAAGAATGCCGATATTCAGTGGGATTTAAATCAAGGACTACCCCTTAAAAGTCGTGGCTATACTGGGCCTATCGAAATAAAACCCAACTCTGTTGAAGGAATTAGAGCAAACCAACTAGTCGAGCATTTAAACACAATTATCCCTATGATGAATGATTGTTTTGAAGTACTAAAACCTGGAGGATTGCTAGAAATATCTACTCCACTTGCAGGAACAGACCCTTTTTGGCAAGACCCCACACACAAGAAGGGCTATATCAGAAGAAGTTTCGACTATTTCTGTGACGACAAAACAACCGAAGATGCTCGGGAAGAGTACGGAATCACTTGCAAATTCAATGTTATCTGGGAATTATTAGAGCATGGATGGAACTTCCAGATAAAACTTGAAAAACCCCTATGAAGACGTTGCTTGTTTATAGTGAACTTTCGGGGTTTGCCATACAGATAAAAAATCATATTTTTGAAGCTTTAGAAGAACTTCAAGTTGAAGCACAGGAGTGCTACATAGACGATGTACAGGTTGTGTCTGAAAGGTTTCAACCGACAATGCACATATTTCTTCACCACCAAACCAAACTTTATGAATATTTACCTACAATAAAAAACCTCAAAGGACACAAGCTTCTCTGGACACATGAAGATCCGTGGGAGAGCGATATTACATTCGATATGGCAGAAACTTTTTACCATATCTTTACGACAGACAAAAACACGGCAGATGAATTAAAAAAAGAGTTTCCAAATAATCATATTGAATACGTTCCACACGCTTGTAATCCCGTAATACACAAACCACAAGAAGTAGACTGGCAATATAAGTCAGACTATTGTTTTATCGGAAATGCCTACAAGTCTCGACTTAGCTTCTTTTCAGAAAAAGCTAAAGAATGGAGAGACAATCTAGTTCGTATTGTAGGAGTTGGTTATAGAGGGCTAGATGGGTATCAACATCAACACATAGTTCATGGACATATCTCAGAAGAAGAGATGGTCAAATATTACAATGGCACAAAGACTGCACTAAATCTTCATAGAATGGCTGGAGACTTAGATATGAGGAATAAGCGCAATATTAAACCACACCACCTTAACAATCGGTTCTACGAGCTCTCAGCTATTGGTAAAAAACAGTTGATAATGGGAAGAGATGATATGCAGTACGAAATAGACGCGATATCGAAACAATCCCCAGAAGAATACAGTTATAAAGCAAGACTGGTAAAATACTACTTACCACTTTTGAAATAAAATGAGGACTTCACTTGTTACTTGTACTTGGAATAGAGCCAAACAACTTAACTACGGTATGTTAAGCGTAATTACACAGGAACTACCACCAAACGAGATTGTTGTTGTTGACGATGGCTCTCAGGACAATACTTTTCAGGTATTCGCAGAGCTAGAGGAGAAAGCAAACAAAAAAGGAATAGAGATGAAGTATATATATCTTCACCATCCAGAAGCTAGGATCTCCTCAATTCCAAGAAACATAGGATTTAAACAGTCTACAGGCGATGTAGTCTTTTTTTCTGAACCAGAGATGTTACACGTGGGTGAAACCATTAGACAGGCCTTAGAAGTCATTACACGAGACCACACACCACTTGCAACACAAATATGGACAATGGGTCAAAAGATATGGGAGAAACTTGACGAAGAGTATTTTATCCATCCAGCAAGAGTGCTTTCGCATGAATATGCGATGCTTGTATCTGGCAATATGCAAAATACTAAGGCCCCAGACTCAGATTGGGGAATTACAGGCTCAAACGATTGTTTTGCTGGATGTTTCTTTGGTGTTAAGAGGGATTGGTTTGAAGAACTAGGTGGGTTTGATGAAAAAATGACAGGGCATGGATATGAAGATTGGGATTTACTCCATAGGTTGAGTATTTATGGTAAACCTGTAGAGCATAGAAATGATATAGTTGTGATACATCAGTGGCACACAAAAAATTATCCATATAACATCTATGATCATGCAGAAAAGAACGGAACTATTTCAGAGAATAGAATTAAAGAGGGTAAATTTAGAGTAAACGAAGAAGGGTGGGGCAAATATGACAACGAGTCTACTAATAACAACATTTAACAGAAGTAATCTTTTACAACTCTCACTTGAGAGACTAACACAACTTACCATCCCAGATGAGGTGTTGATTGTAGACGATGGGGGACAGGACAATTGTGAAGTAGTCGTGAACTCTTTCAAAGGCAGACTTCCGATAAGATATATATATAACCATAGTCCGAATTGGACTATATGCTCGTTTGCCCGTAATATAGGGATAAAGAACACTGATAAGGATGTAATTATAACTTCAGAACCAGAAATATTGTTTGTGACCGATGTAATAGATCAAATAAAAAGTGATATGAAGCAATATCCAGACCAGTTGATTAGCGCAGGAACTATATACCACGCACAACCTAATTGTTTTCTTTCAAATGCGTTTGCCACAGATCCAGTTCAGTCACTTAAAGACTCCATTGTTGAGGAGTATCAAATACAACCACGAAGCTATCACCCAAACGGTTTTTGTAAGACTACCAATATGCAGGCTACTTTTATTGCAGCTTACAAGAGAGACTGGCTTATGGAATTGGGGGGATGGGATGAGCAGTTCCCTGGCTCTTACGGTTTTGACGACATTGAACTTTGTACTCGTCTGAGAATTAACGGGGTAAATCAATTTATAGATCAAAACATTGAAGCGATACACCAATATCACGACCATCTTCCCCCACACATTCAAGGGCCGATGGTTGCAGCAAACGATGTCTACTTTGCTTCTAAGAAACTAAACGAAGTTGAAGCTGATATTTTTGAACAAAAGCAACTTAATAAATACAAAGAAACTGACCCTAGACTAATAGCAAACAAAGATAGGGAATGGGGTGTAATAAAGATAAGATAAATGTTAAAATAATAACATGGCAAAGTCATATGTGGACATACAAAAGGAAGAGTCTAGAACATGGCTTATAGATGACCCTATTGTTTTTAACGACAAAAAGCAAAGAGAAGTAGCACGATATCCACTCTTAGCGAAACAAATGGGCTTGAATTTCATAGACACTTCAAACATGGAAGTAGTGGACGTTGGATGTGGCCCGTTTGGGGGTGTTAGTACTGTTATTCCACACAAAACAAGAACAGCAGTTGATCCACTTGCAAAAGACTATGCGACCATAGGAGAAAAGACAATAAATCAAGCAAAAGCAGAAGATATTGACTACAGTAAATACGATCTTGTGATAGCTACAAACTGCATAGATCACTTTGAAAATCCATATAAATTTTTTAACCAGATCACTTCAACAATGAAAGCAGGAGCCTACTTTGCTCACTTTCATGCAATTGACAATGCGACAACTCATCCTCATCTTGCACACGTATTTAATATTAACCCGTTACTCGTCCACGGCTTTTTAGATACGGACTTCGAAACTGTTTGGGAGATGAAATATCCAGAGGTGCGTTACGGTTGGGTAAAATACAATGGAAAGGTGGGACAGCCAGCGTTTTGTGGTTTATATAGAAAAACAACGGGATATGGAAAATAAGTTTGCCAGTTTATGTGTACTTGCTTATAAAAGACCAGAGAAGTTAGTAGATTGTCTCTCAACAATCAGACAGAACACAGATTATCCTTATGAGATAGTTGTAAATCTAGATGCAGACGAGAACTTGCGCAATCAAGACTACTTAATGAGACTTTATAAGGATAAAAAGATAAGTAAGCTAATTTTAAACACAGGAATGAATAGGGGAGTAGGAAGAAGCTTCGCAAATTGTATAGGAGTAGCAGAGGGAGATTATATTGTTAAAGTAGACACAGATCTCACATTCAAACCCTTATGGCTCTCAAAAGCAATATTAATACTAGAACAAAACAAAGATATAGGAGCAGTGTCATTGTTTAATTACAGAAACTATGACCCGAATGATACCAGATTCACAATAACTGAAGATAGAGAAACCTGCTACATAGTCAATGATTTCGTCTCCTCCATCTACATATTTGATAAGAACCTCCTCGAAGGAACCGACAAGTGGGTTGAAGACGATGGATTTCATAGCTATATTCAATCAAAAGGATACCACCTCGCTATTACAAAGGAGGACTTTGTACACAATGACGGCTTTGGAGTAACTAAAAGCACATACGTTTCAGGAACAGAAGATCATCCCTATAAAACTCCAACTCACGAAAGTCCACTGATATTTAATAAGAACTGATTAGCCCACACTTGGAGGCTTCCCCAAATGTAGGCTATCAAGCCTTTAGGCAAGTCTCACTCTCATTTCTTGACTAATTTGCTCATAAAGCTTTAAGTCAGAGCTTGTAAAACAATCTAGTTCATAGATATTCACAAAGAGTTGATTAAATATCTCTTTAAGCTCTTTTGTGCTCATTAGCTTAATGTCTTTTATATTCATTATTCATCACCACCCTTCATCTATAAACATCATAACCATAACACTTATCTATGTCAACTATCAGTTTCGTTATATAATAAATTATTATGAGTAATAAGGTAGACAGAACCCCCCATAATCCAACACGTAGTAGACAGGGGTTGTATGCTATGGCTGCTAAGTATGCACCAAGGGCTATAGAGGTACTACAGGAGCTCATGGAGCATGGTGATAATAGTTCCGTAAGAATGGGAGCAGCTAAGGTTTTATTAGCTAAATCTATTCCAGATCTTAAAGCAATGGAAATGACTGGAAAGGATGGATTGCCAATGAAGGTGATAGTTATACCACCAGAGTTAATAAGCAAATATGAGATTCCACAAAACACAGGAGATAGTAGCGAAGGATAATAGCCAGTTTAGAATAGTTAATTGTGGAAGACAGTGGGGGAAGACAGAACTTGCTATATGGGAAATGCTTGCTTGTGCATTGTCTGGAAATAATAAGAGAGTTGGATACTTTGCTACAACCTTCTCACAAGCCCGTGATATTGCTTGGAAGAGGCTTCTTGATATAAGTAAGGACGTATGGGCACAAGAGCCCAATAACACTCTTTTAGAGCTTCATATAAACACTCCATTTGGTGGTACTAGTGAAATATCTCTTAAAAGTTGGGAAGCAGTGGAGAAGAGTCGTGGTACTCAATTTGACTTACTTGTATTAGATGAAGTCTCAAAAATGAGAAACTTCAATGAAGGATGGCAAGGGGCTTTGCTTGGTACACTAGCTTTCAGGAAAGGTAAGGCGTTAATGGTATCCACTCCTTACGGATTTAATCACTTCCACGATCTTTATCAGTTAGGACAACAGGGAGGAAACAGTTACAAGAGTTGGAGATTCACATCTTTTGATAACCCATTCCTTTCAAAGGATTATCTTAAAAGTGTTGAGGAGACAGTTACTTCAGACTTTTGGTCACAAGAGTATTTAGCAGACTTCAGAAGGTTTACAGGACTTATCTATAAAGAGTTCGAGATTAATCGTCATGTTCATGAGTTTGACTTACCAAACAACGTAGAGCCTTTGTTTGGGTTAGACTTTGCAGTTAGGGGATATACAGCTTGTGTGCCAGTATTCATTGACGATAAGGAAGAAGTGTATATTCCAGATAACTACAAAGTAGCTTCTGAAACAGCACAGACTCACTCATACGCCATTAAGATGATGTTAGAGCGTTATGCACCACTTATTAGTTATTCTGGTTATGCTGATCCAGCAGGGTTTGCAAAGAACCAGCAGAAGGGAGATATGTTGTGGGCATTGGCAGATGAATACCTAGAAGTAGACTTCCCAATAATAAGAGCAAATAATGAAGTAACAGCTGGTATTAACTATATTAGACAGTTGTTCAAAGCAAATAAAATACATATTCATCCAAGATGTGACTTGTTAATAGATGAGTTACTTCAATATCAGTGGAAAGAGCAACTAGACTCACGAGTGGGTAAGTTTGAAGATCCAGAAGAAGTTAGAAAAGTGAATGACCATTTGTTAGACGCTTTGAGATATGCAATCTTTAGTAAAACCACTGCACCAGAGGAAGTAAAACCGTTCATAGCAGGTATGCCGATAGTATTCTCACCACCAACTATAGAAGAAAACAAACAGGATTTAACTCCAATAGATACGATTTCAGTTCTTGATATATAATTGTCTCATGGAAACTTTTTTGGTTATAAGCATAGTCTTTATGACTACTGTCCAACTCTTCTTAGGATTAGCTTTCCTTTTCGTATTAGCAAGAATGACAGGGATAGACCTCTCATTGTCACTACCCTCCTTTAAAAGAAAAGAAGTGAACGAAGAGAAGATCCCACTTCAGGAGTTTAAACCAGATTTTACTAAACCAGTAACCATAAAGGACGAGGAAGATATTATTAACCCATTATGAAAAACAACAATAAAGATAAAGCACTAGTAACTAAACCAATAAAAAACACAGACAAGAAGTCCAAGTCAAGTAGTCCAGAGCTTGATGTGTTGAAAGGGTGGTTGAGTTTTGCAGAGACGATAGTTAAACCAAGACATTGGGACTTTTTTGTTATAGATCAATTTCTGAGAGGAAACCAAGATATAAGGGGTTCAGTTCAAGACAATAGTATTACAGTTACCCCACAGAGTGACTCACTAAACTTTCCTATTAACAAGCTATGGTCAAACTTCCGTGCAGTTAGGTCGTTTGTTACAAGAAATAAGCCAGTAGTAAAGATTCAAGTGGATGACTTTTCAGAGGAAGCAAAGGCATATTCAAGAAGAGCCAATGCTTTGCTAGAGAGAGACGACAAACTTAATAACTCAAGAAAACTTGATAAAGAGTGGGTTTATTATGGAGTTAAGTATGGAGTTGGCTATAGGCAAGTAGGGTATGACCCAGTTAAGAAGGTATCAATTAGATGGACCATTGACCCAATGGACTTACTCATTGTTTCAAAGACAGGTAAGTTTGAAGATGCACCAGCTCTTATAAAGCCAATTGTTAGAACTATTGCTTATTGGAAAAACAAATATCCAAAATCTAAATTTACACCAGATAACCTAGCTGCTTATGACGAATATAAAAGACTTGGGATAGAGCTTAATCAGGTAAACACAGGAGGCACTCTCCAAAGAGAGGATGAACAGACAGCAGTAGGTTTTGAATGTTGGTATAGGCTTTTTGAGCCAAATAGTATGGGAGGGCTTGTAAATAAATGTCTTTTTAATTTGACAGAAGTTGTAGACACTCAAGAAACTCCATACAAAGAATATCCATTTGTGGCATATGAAGCGGATATAACACCAAACGAACCATATCCAGAAGGACACCTTAAACACACAATACCAGCACAAAGAATGCTTAACTTACTTAATACTCAACTTCTTGAATATAACCACATTGTAAACAGGGGACGTTTCCAAACAGTCAAAGGAGCTGGTTTTGAGAATATATTCGCTAAAGAGGGTCAAATTGTAAGAGTAAATCAAGGGAAACCACTTACAGCACTTACACCACCACCAGTCAACCCGATGCTTCAGTGGCAAATTAATTATGCAGATGACGCAATTAAGGTAATTGGTAGTCAAAATGATGCCTCAAGGGGAACAAATCCAACGGGTGTGACCTCTGGTGTGGCTCTTCAGTCTCTTCAATCAGCAGATAGTAACAATATAAGCGATTTGAGAGATAACTTTGAAGATGCAAGAGCAAAAGAAGCACAACTTATACTCTCAATGTATAACCTTTTTGAAAAAGATGGATTTACAATGAGTGTTCCTATTAAAAATGACCAGATTGATAGGTTTGCAGTAGTCGGAGAGTCATATGTACCAGTAGAAAATAATGGAAAAAAGCAATTTCTTGAGGATAATGGAAGTTATCTTGATTATCTTTCAGTGTCAGGTGATAACAACGTGTCAGTCTCAGTAACAAGTGAGCTCGGAGAGACAAAAGAGGCACGATTAGACCTTTTGATTAAACTGGTACAGCTTGGTATGCCACTTAAGTTCTTGTTTGAATTCCTAGAGCTACCAAATGGTGATGAAATTGTTGAGAGAATTGCAGATGAAAACATAGCAGAGATTATGCAACAGCAAATGCAAGCTACTATGGGAGGTCAGATGAATCCACAACAAGGACAACCCCAACAGGGAGTAAATCCGAACGACATTCCAGTACCACTACCACAATGAGCAAGACAGAAGACCTATTAAAGCTAATAGAAAAATCAATTGAGAGCGAGAGAGAGCCAGCTGAGATGATTTCTAGTGAAGTAAAAAACCTTGCTACTTCAATCAACGACAAACTTGATGAGTTGGTTGATATGACCATTATCACCAATAAAAAGCTAGTAGGCTCTATCCCAAAGGATAATACTAACAACATAACAATAGGACTTGGGAGGGTAACTCGTGCAGTCAATGATGTTGAAAGAGCAATATTAAAAGAAGATACAAAAGAAACCAAAGATGAAACAAAACCAGTCGTAGACTCCATAAAGTCACTTGAGAAGGCCATCAGCTCTAAAAAGGACATATTGTCTACTGATCCAGCCAAACCCATTGCAGTAAGGCTCTCAGACGGTGAGAAGTGGGTAGAACAAATGACTCAAGTGATTCGACAGATCGGGGGAGGGACAGGTGGAGGCAGCAGACTTCAGTTTAAGAGAACAAACGGCGAAGAGGTTCAACCAACAGCAGTCGATTACGCCTCCGACTCCACTGTTAAAGGAGTTGTAGTCTTAAATCCAGATGGAACAGTTATTTCAGGTGGTAGTAGTGGTGGTTCAGTGACTCAAGGTACTACACCTTGGATCGTAGCAGGAGCAGGTACTGCAGGATCAGCAGCAAGTGGAGTTGTCACAGTTCAGGGGATAGCTAGTGGAACCAATGTGAATGTAACAGCAGCTACGACTGTAACCAATGCAGACGGGGTACTGAATAACTCAAACATGGCAATGACCTCTGCTGCAAGGCCACTAATGGTCGCTCCTTCTGTTTTTAATGGAACAACGTGGGATAGGGCTCGTGGAGATGCTACAGACGGACTTTTGGTCAACCTTGGAAGTAATAACGATGTAGGTTCTACAACTGCAACGGGAAGTGCAGTACCTGCTAATGCCTTTTATGTCGCAGCTCGTGGAGCATCTTCAAATCTTATTGGACTTGTAACTGCAGGAATTGCGACTAATTCTGCTACAAACGATAATATCTTAGCTACAGGAGCATATCTTAACAACGGAAGTTCATGGGATAGACCTAGGTCAATTATTCTTGGTACAGACTCGACTGGTACGGGAATACAAGCCGTAGGGTTGACTGCACAACTGGACGACACATCTCCAACTACTATAACTGAAAACCAGTTTGGAAATCTAAGAATTGCAGCAGACAGAAGTTTAATCACTACGCAAAGAGCTGTAACACCAACACAAACCACAGTAGCAGGATCAGCATCTAGTGTCTCAATATTGGCTGCAAACGCATCTAGAAAAGGAGCAACTATAAGTAACGACTCTTCAGCTATTTTATATTTGAAACTAGGAACTACCGCTTCTGCTACAAGCTATTCAATAAAAATGTACCAAGATGACTATTACGAAGTTCCATATGGATATATTGGAGCAATAGATGGCATATGGGCTAGTGCTACAGGTAACGCACGAATAACAGAATTAACATAACATGCCAATAGTAAAATCAGCAGCTGCTAGACTGAGAAGTGCTACAACCGTTATTGACATAGCTTCGGCTACTGCACCATCTAGCGGACAAGTATTAAAGGCTACTAGTTCGACTGCAGCTACATGGCAAACATTAACTAGTAGCGGTGGGCTTCCAGTGTTCAACGTAAAAACAGATTACAGTGCAGCAGGAGATGGAACCACAGATGATACAGCGGCAATACAAAGTGCAATAGATGCAGCCAACACCGCAGGAGGAGGAATTGTTTACTTTCCAAAGGGGGACTACAAGCTAGTAACAAATCCATTAAAGCTATATTCAGGATCTACTCCTACAATAACTGCATATACAAATATTTGGCTTATGGGAGCAGGTTCAGATGGGATAGTAGGAACCAGGATACTTCAAACATCTACAGGGGTTGATTGCATAAAGGGACTAAACGATGCAGCCAACGGAGCACAAGCACTAAACTGCAAGATAACAGACCTTGCATGTGTCTGGGGAACAGCAACTAAAACCAATTCAGGAAACGGTATATATTTGGCACAACAAGCAGCAGACGGTCCTAGTTTTCAACAATTTATTATAGAAAATGTAGTGTGCTCTGGTTTTCAAGGAAGTGGAAAGTATGGGTTTAACTTTGAGAGTATCATTACAAGCACTGTAGCCACTTGTGAGGCCGTGGATTGTGCTAATGGCTTCTTTGCCAACGGAGACTCAGCAGCCACTGGATATTCTTCTGTGTGCACTTCAACAACTTTCTTAAACTGTTATGCAAA